CTAAATTTTCCCAAGTTCCAAACTTATTAGTCTGTCGAGATTATTTTGACTGGCTAAATTTTCCCAAGTTCCAAACTTATCTCTTAATCGGCAGGTAGCTTCTCTGCAACAGTCAGCATCGCGCAATTCTAGTGTGTGTAAATGCCAATTTTCTGGTATTTCTATTTTACTCATGGTGAAGTTTTTACCGCATATTGTAATAGGTTTGGGTTTCCAAGAATCATTCTTGCTCGGAGGCACGGTGGCAGGGTTTCCTATTTTGGCATCGGAACAGCCGAATGTTTCCAGGCTGAGGTTGCATAAGCTTCGTAACCCTATTGATACGGATTATTCATCGCCTCCTTCATCTTTTAAATCGCTGATTAGTTGCCATGCCTGAGCAACATCTGCGCCCTGGGCTGAGTTACCTTTTAAAGAGACTATTGCTAACAAGTCTCTGATAACTTTTTCGGCATTATTGATGGCAGCTTGAACAATTTGCTCATCAGAAGATACAGTGGGTTGTTTTGGTTGTTCTTCTATGGAAAGTGAGATGTTTAGCATGGATTTATATTTTAGGTTGGCAAATTAATAGAGCATCGCTGGGGCAATGCTCTTGGGGTTAAACCAATAGAATTACTCTACCTGTGTTTCTTCTTCAGTTACTAAAGCAGGTGGTGGAGTTACTTCGGTTTCTGTGGTTTGAGAGTCGAAAACAGGTGTTGCAGGAGTGGCAGCAGCAACCTCAGCCATGAGGTCTTTTAATTGTGAAGTTAGTTCTTCAACTTCTTTAGCTGTCTGGTCGTCTAGAGCTTCAGATGTGCTGATTTGAGCAGTTAGACTATTAATTTGTTGTTGCTTGGCTGCTAGTTCTTCCTGGGCAACTTTAGGGGGATTTAACAGAAGTTCTTTGATAGTTTTGATGGCTTCTGCAAAGGTGACAACAAATGTCGCTATCGCTGTTTGTGTGTTTGAGGTTGGTTTTGGACTTATCATGGTTAGAATCCATTTGTAGGTTAGACGAGAAAACTCTATCACCTACATTTGAAAATAGTTATTTTTTCGATGATTGAGCGCCAATCAACAAATTTATATTTTTTTGATTTTCGATTGAGTTATAGTAGGCTGTTTCAGATTTGCTCTTAATCTCTTTGATTTCTGCACTTTGATAGTCGCTATGAGTTTGTAGCTTGACTACTATGGTTTGAATAGATTGGAGCGTGCTGCCAACCCATAGTAAACCAGCTACTATTAAAGTTTGTAATCCTGTTAAAAAGTAGTTTAAAAATTGGCTTTGGTTGTCTTGCTTCTCATCAGTCATGTTATTTGGGAGGTTGTTTACTGTCTACTGTAGGGTTTTGTGGCTTTAGGTGTCTAGGCTGCAATCTTTCGGGGTGATTGCCTGAATAGGAGTTCTGATATAAACGGATTCCTATTAATGATTTGGATATGAAACTTAATTCTGTTGTTCACGGGGATTGTTTACAGGTGATGGAACAAATTCCCGATGGTTCTGTTAATTTGATTTTGTGTGATTTGCCTTATGGGATTACTGCCTGTAAGTGGGATTTGCAGATTCCTTTGGAACAACTTTGGGCAGCATACAAGAGAGTTCTTGCTCCTAATGGTGTGGTTGTATTAACAGCAGTGCAGTCGTTTACAACTGATTTGATTAATAGTAACCGCAAGTGGTTTAGGTATAGTTTGGTGTGGCTGAAGACTATGCCAACTGGCTTTTTGAATGCTAAACGACGACCGTTGAGGATTCATGAGGATATTTTGATTTTTTCACCTAAAGCACCTACTTACAATCCACAAATGCAGCCCGGAAAGCCTTATAAAAGCCATAAGAAGGCAGGGAAAAGGGCAAAAATATATGGTGGGCAAAATAAGGAAGTGATAACCGATAATGAGGGGGTTAGATATCCTCAGAGTGTGATCAAGTTCTCGAATGGGAATCACAAGAGTCTGCACCCGACACAGAAGCCGATTGAGCTTTTTAGTTATTTAATTCGCACTTATAGTCAGATTAATGACACTGTTTTAGATAATTGTTTGGGGTCGGGAACTACTGCTATTTCTTGTTTGGAAACTAAACGCAATTTTATTGGTATTGAGAAGGATGAGGGGTATTACAGGACTGCTGTTAGTCGGCTTGCTAATTGGTATGCGAGTAATTTGAAATAGTGTAAAACCCCTCTTGACTGGCAGGAGGGGCTTTACTTGTGGTATGTCCAGAGGACATTTTTTAACGGTAGTGGCATCCAGAGTGATGCCTAGTTAAAAAATATTGTGGATGGTTGTAGCGATCCAATAATTACAACTATATTAGTTAGGATTCTGGTTGTCAAGGGATATGATTAATGTCATCTCTGGTTAGGGTTTTAATTATTATCACATCCAATAGAGATAAAGAAATATGTTGCTACTGACCGGCTAATAAAAAAGTTGACATCAAAATTGTTCAGAGAATACTATTGAGTATTAGTTGTTCAAATGTAAAAAATACTCAGAATATATCTAGAGTTATTGGGGTCGCTTTCTGTTGTGTTCTGTAGTTTATTGAGATTAGTTCTCAACTAAGTCTGAACTAAGTCTGAACTAAGTCTGAACTAAGTCTGAACTAAGTCTGAACTAAGTCTGAACTAAGTCTGAACTAAGTCTGAACTAAGTCTGAACTAAGTCTGAACTAAGTCTGAACTAAGTAGTAAAAGTTATTTTTTTCTAAAGAATCCTGTAAAATATATATCCAAGGGCAGAAGCATAATCCATTTACTATGATCAGCAATGACAGCGATAAGAATAATATTCAATATTTAATTAGCCAGTGTGTTGTAGCTGTGGCTAATGAAAATTTGTTAATTCATTGTCCTAATGACGAAATATGGCGGGAGCTTGTTAAGAATTACAAAGATATTCTTAAATTTGTGCCTTGCAAAAAAGATGCTAACTGTATAACAATAGCTACAAAGGAGAGAAGAGTATCTTTTCCCCTTAATCCAAGTTATAGGTTACATCTACCAAATATGAATATTATCCAAGAAGTTAAAACAGATTTACGCAGTAGAATTCCTTCTGAACGCGAAGAAGACATTATTGCAGAAGTTTTGGGTTATGAAGGAGCGGCTTATATTATCCGTGTTTCAGATGACAATGGACTTTTGAGTAACTCTCGTATACAGCAGTCTAGTGGCACCAATCCTAATGATTGGGTCGGCAAGCGAATATCTAATTACTGGATAGAGGAGGAACTGTTACGGTATAAGCAAACATTGATGAGAGAAGTTAGTTTATCTAATTTTTCTTATGTCGCTTACTTATTTACTGGTGAAGCAGCAAGGTTCACAGTTGATGCAAGACTGACCTACTATCGTGGTGATTTGGTAAGACTTGTAAAGTCCCTTGCCTGTGAACCTATAAGTTAAACTTCAAACTAAACTTTATAGTGATACATGATTCTGCTCTGAATTATCACAAGCAGAATTTTTTTCTGCTTCCACAGGAAATTTACAATATTCTGCTAATTCTAACCATCCAGTAAACGTTTGTCCTGTTTCTGGATTTTTTAATATGCTTGATATCAGGCTTAATATTACTATCGCATCATCCCCAAGTATATTTCCATCGTAAAGAATTGCTCGTATAACTGTGGGGTGTAATAAAGCTCTACGGGCAAATTCTTCCTCATTGATATTTTCCCGTTGAATATATTGAATAATAAGACCTTGAAGTATTTCCATGTGTTTGGATAGTTTGTGAGATTTTATAAGCTTTCCATCTAAAGCAATACGTTCTAGTTCTATCCAGTTATCACCGTATGTGGAATGCGGATCTATTTCCACACCTTCATTACTGATAGACTTTGCTACATATATGTGCGGTGCTAGTTTTTGTAATATGTCATCCTGTGGATCTAATATCCTACCGTTGACATATCTATTAGCAGAACCGTGAGAGATACCAGCTTTCCGCGCCAATTCCCTCTCAGACCACCTATTGTAAGTGAGAGTGGCTTGTAAAACCTTGCTCAAAAGCTCTATTCCTTCTGGTGTAGGTGTTTTGCGACTTTGGATCAACATTTTTTGTTAGCTTAATTTTTCTAACGTACCTATTGTACTTTAAGTTCTTTATGTACTATACTGTCTTAGACAACCTAAGACAAGATGAGACAATAAATGAAGTCAAAGTCTAGAGTCAACAACATAGTCAGACCTGTATTAAGTGCATCCGATTATCAGAAGGCTTGTTTAGGGGCTGCTCTACGAGGTGTAACTCCTCGTGAATATATTGCACAGGCAATTCATTCGCTCCTAGAAATTGATAGACAAACCCTGATATCACATGATCATGTCTTATGTGGCTCGGAACTTCGGAATTAACTGGCTTACCTGGATTACCCGGTTCTCTTAAAGGGCTGATAAAAAAAGCCCAAAGAGAAAATTGGCAGTGGCGCAATCGCCAACAATTGGGAGGAGGCAAAGAGTATCACATCTCTAGCCTGCCAGAAGAAACACAGCAGTATCTCCGCCAAACTGCTGAAAATCAAAGCTTGGAGACAGCTAAACCAAGCCCAGAACCAATAAAAGTAGAGATGCCGGCACCCCAACCAGTAACAGAAGTGCTGGTAAAAGTGCCGACGATCAAGCCCAAAAACCCGCAAAAAGCTAATGGGAGTGACCTAAGAATAGACACTCGCCTAGAAATATTAAAAATTCTGGAAAATTACTGCCAACAGCATCAATTAAAAAAAGTTAACTGTCATCACATATTCGCCAATGCCTACAACAGAGGCGAAATACAGGTATCCCAAACGACTAAACAAGCTGTTCCTAACCTTTCGCCATCTAGCCTACAACGCTGGATGAAAACCTTAGAAGCAGGCAGTGTTCAGGCGTTATCGGGAAATTATGGCAACCGCAAAGGGGACACAAAAATTGATGGTTGCCCCAAACTGAAAGATTTTGTACTGGGGATGTTGACACAGTACCCGCACTGTACAGGTAAACACCTGTTAACAGTTCTGCAAAACCGGTTTGAGGCGGAAATTTTACCCAGCCAACGGACTTTGGAACGGTGGATCAAGCAGTGGCGGGATGAAAATCAGGAAATTTTCACAGCCGTTTCTAACCCGGATGCTTGGAAGTCAAAATTTATGACTGCTTTCGGGAGTTATTCCGATGGCGTAGACAGACTTAACCAACTCTGGGAGATGGACAGCACACCAGCCGATGTGATGCTGGCAGATGGACGTTATACCCTGATTGGGTGCATAGATGTTTTTAGCCGCAGGTCTAAATTACTGGTTGTACCCAAGTCAAAGGCTGTAGCAATAGCAACTTTACTCCGGCAATGCCTCTTGGATTGGGGTGTACCGGAGACGGTTAAGACAGATAACGGTAAAGATTACACTGCTAACCACTTACAACGCCTGTTTGCAGCCCTAGACATTAAGCAAAAGCTGTGTGAACCTTTCCAACCTTGGCAGAAACCGCACATTGAGCGATTTTTTCGAACTTTTGCTCATGATTTGGTTGAGTTGTTGCCTGGATTCATTGGTCACAACGTGGCAGAACGCCAGGAGCTACGAGCTAGGGAAAGTTTTGCTGACAGGTTGATGACCAAGAACCAAGAAATAGTCCTGACCATGAACGCTAAGGACTTCCAACAGTTCTGTAATCGTTGGTGTGAAACGGTTTACAGCCATCAACCCCACGAAGGACTAGAAGGCTCGACACCATTTGAAATGTTCACTAACTGGCGTGGCAACCTCAGACGGATTGCCGACGAACGAGCCTTAGACATTCTCTTAGCGGAAGCTCCGGGTAGCGATGGACTCCGCGTAGTTCAAAAGCGTGGCATTCAACTAGAGGGTACATATTTTATAGCTCCAGAGTTGGAAGGCTGGATTGGCAAAACTGTACAAGTCAGGTTTGACCCTCTGGACTTGGGGAAAATTTACGTTTTTGATGGTGACTTTAACTTAATTTGCGTAGCTGAAGACCCAGCCCGGACTGGTATTAACCGCCAGGAGGTGGCAGTGAAGGCACGGGCTATGCAGAAGGAACGGGTACAGGAAGGACGCAAAGCACTTAAAAAACTGGCTAAGAAAGTCCAAGTTGAAGAGGTTGTGGAGGCGATTCTTGATGCTCAAGAGGAAAGAACCAATGTTATTCCCTTCCGTCCAAAAGGGGAAATTCACGACTCCAAAGGACTGCAAATAGCTACGGAGGTATTAGAGGCACTGCAACCTAAGCAGCCTCAACCAATGAGTGCTGATGAACTGGCAGCAGCCAGCGCCGCATTCAACCGAATTGAACAGCAGCCTGTTGTGATCAGAGATGGTAATTATTTTTGCCAGATGTGGCGCAACATCCAACAGGGAAAAGAGATTGCAGCCGATGATGCTGAATGGATGCTGCATTTTATCCGCACACCTGAAGGCAAGGGGACACTATTTTTCCTAGAGGTTTCTGAGGAGCAAATTACACACGCCCTGGCGTAATTTAGTGAGGTAAATTCTCATGTATCATTACCTAGTCTCAAATAGCAAATGCTTCAAGATTGGAATTACTAGCAATGAAATCCATACGAGAGTTAACTGTCTTAATTCTCAAACGAGGGCAAAAGGTGACAGCAGATTTAAAGCAGTTGATTTTTTTGAATGTCCTCATGCTGCGGTATTGGAAGCTCTTTTAATAGATGTATTAGAGCCTTTTAGACTTGGTGGTGATTACTTTTTGTTATCCGATTATGTACCACTAATTTTTGAGTAGGCAAAGCATTTTTTTGTATTGGAAGATGTGACCTGGCGAAACAAAATAAATTTTGAGGTTTTAGATATGTTCCTTGAAATGATAGACGCGTACGTTCAATATCCCTACGCGGTTAAGTTAGGGAATCATACAAAGAAATTGTTAGTTAGACTGGAGCGAAGTTATGACCTCAAACACTAAGCCAAAATTAGAAGCTTTACCCTTAGAATTTGGATTTTGGTATCTTGATTGGATGAATGCTGAAGAGGGATGGAGTGCTTTTGATGTGTGGGAGAAACAATATAGACAGCATCCCGAATATTGGAACATGATTGAAAGATTAGGACTGGAAGAAGAACCGGAAACTGTTGACCTAATTGATGTTTATGCGGGTTCTTTAGAGTCTGTAAAAGTTCCAACTTGGTATTTGATTTTATTTCAATTGGAAATCGTAGCTAAACACTGCTACAGACTTCTTGGATTCAAGATTAAATATGCCCACGAACTACCTTGGAATGTTTTGGATAAATAGAGAGGATTTTCTATGGCAATGGATGAAAAAGCACTGGCTGAGTATAAAGCCCGATGTGAACAAGTCCGAGCAATGTATCGAAGTGACTACACCAATACGGAGCTTGAAGCATTTATAAAATCTCCCCAGTCGGAAACTGTCAAAAAACAGCTTTCCATCGGTGAGAGAAAACAAATAAATGCTTATCTCCAATATATCCAAGACCGTAGTGCCGGCTGTATTCCGTCTCAAATTACTGCTTGGGAAAACCTTGTAAAACGCATCAAAGATTTACTTAACCCTAAACCTCAGCGCAAACGGAAGTCCAAATAAAAAATAACCTTGGCAGATTGTTCTGAGTGCTGCCAAGGGATTAAATCCAAAGGAATCATAGCATATGAAGAAAGAACTTGCAAAGGTAAAAAATCTGCTCAAGCTGTTTCAAGCTTATGAATCTCTGTCAGAGACTGCACAGCTTGATTTGGGCATCCCTGCGATGGGTTTGGTTTTTGGTGGCACCGGCACGGGGAAAACCACATCTATTCGCTGGTTAGTGAAGCAGGAACGGGTCAATGGAGTTTTCCTACGAGCAAACGCTGCTTGGAATCTAAAATCCATGCTTAACACTATAGCTGCTGATTTGGGATCTCCCACAGCATGGCGAAATGCTGAAACTTTCAACAATATTGTCCAGAGTCTTGAATCCACCCGCCGTCCTCTTTTCATTGATGAGTGTGACTATTTGCTGCGGGATTTGAGAATGCTGGAAATTCTGAGAGATATTCATGATTTGGCTGGTGTCCCGGTCGTGCTGATTGGGATGGAAGGGATTGAGAAGAAACTGATACACCGCCAGCAGCTATCCCGACGTATTAGCCAATTTGTAGAGTTTCAGCCCCTTGATATTGAGGATGCACGGACTCTAGCAGACACTATTTGCGATGTAGGTGTGACCGACGATTTACTGCAAAGAGTTCATAAGGAAAGTAAGGGCGGAATGGGCCTGATGATTGTCGGATTGTCGCGGATTGAGGCACTTGCCAAAACTCAACGGTGGGAAAGTGTCAGTGCTTCTCAATGGGGTAATCAAAAGTTTTTCTTAACAGCAAAGGCAGGTTGAAACGATGCTTAACAAAATAGAAGTTCCACGTTACTATTTTTTCCCTCTAGCTGAAGCTGTAGACCATTTAATTGCTGTTATTTCCACTTGGGAAGGGGACAATTTTTCGGCTAGTGGGGTTGATTTGACACGGCGAGAAGCTCAAGAGGTTGCAGCCCGTTACATTCAAGAATCTCTGGTTGTGGGATTACTATGCCCTGTTTCTCTGGACGGTTCTAAGTTGTTGAATTACCTCCAAGAAGTACGTGGCGAGGGGGTGGAGGTGTTCAATGGTTAGTGTGAAGGTTGAGGTCACTACACATAATTGGAGACAAACTTTAAAGATCCAATGTGACCTTTTAGGGATTAAGAATGTCTCTCATCAGTTAGGTGTTTCTTATAACTATGTGAGACAAGTGCTGAAAGGTACTTATCCCGCAAATGCTCGGATGTTGGAAGAATTGGTTGCAAAGCATCTTCAACCTATCAAACCAATTACGCCTACTGATAATTGGATTGAGATTTTGAGGGATGCTTGTGAAAAATATACTATTGCCAAAGTAGCAAAGTATCTTAATGTTGCTCATTCAACTTTAAATTATGTGCTAAGTGGCACGTATCCACACATCAACAGAACCAAGTTAAACGTTAAAGTCTGCTATCTAATTGGCACAAAATTGGAGGATGTTGACCGTTTAAGTTTACATATCAAAACTACACCAAAGCAGAAAGACATCGAGCCTGGAGGGAGAGTTTTTTTAGGACTTATTGATTTTATTTTCTGCGAGGAATGGGTCACCCGATCTCAGGTGAAAAATCTTTTGTATCTGGGAGAACCGTACACGGAGCATCGGATTTCCCGTCAGTTTAACCAAAGCATTGAAGAGGGGTTATTTAAGACCAAGGAAGAAATAATTAAAGTTAAAGGTAACCTCCCTCAGCAAATAATTTATTACGGCTTGGCTTGTAATTGCTTTTCACCTGGAATGTTGGAATGCTGCCAAGACTGCCGGTTAGGAAAAAGAATCATTGAGTTAGATAGACTTTCTGGGGCGGTGGATGATGAGTGATTTGTTAACTTTTGAGGAGTTGAGAAATAAAGTGAAAGGGCATTTTGCAGACACCTCCTTTTACAATTTCTCTCATGCGGATATAGGGCGGCTTGATAGGTTTAATTGGCTAAAGAGGGAATATGCAAATCTAGTTCAAAAATTGTCTGGGTGTAGATTCCAGCACGTAGATATGATTAATGCCTTCTACTCTGCTGTTTTTGAGTTGGAGTTCAAAAAGAAGTTTTTTCCTAATAGTTTAATTACACACAAACAGGAAGTTACTTCGAGTTCTGGTAAACCCAGAGTAAGCAGATTAATTAGATTTAGTACGGATTATCCAAAAGCCTTGATTCTGGATTACTCAAAGGATGGAGTTCTCCTTAATGAACAAAAGCTTGTTTTTTACAAGATTATGTTCTGGTTTTGAAAAAAGACCCAATGGCAACAAAGAAAGCAAATGATGTTGCTACTACTTTTACTTACATTCCAACAAACAAGTAGCAGAAGAGGGAAGCATGAAGTTTTATTGTACTGGATTACCGAATGCGGGTAAATTTCCTAGTTGGTGTAGGGCTAGGGCTATGGGCAAAGATAAATCTCTGTGCCAAGTAAACTTTTTATCTGAGGAGTTTTTAGAACTTCTAAAAGACTTTACTCAAGATATTTTTGTTGATGAAGCTTATTTAGAGTCTCTGAACGAGCATCTGAAAGATGAGTCTGAACAACCCACTGTAGATGAATTTCCCTTATATTTGGATCAATTTCTCGATGGTTTAGGGTTTCAGAATGTTGAATGGTTGGATGTGAAATTCAAGGTTAAGGATAATTGTTACCTGCGGGGCTTAAACTCTATCTTCCCAGGTGGTATCCCGATGATGAGTTGTTTCCCTAGTTTGTTTGTGCAAGATAAGCCTTGTTTTGAAGTGGAATGGCAGGGTAAACCAAATCAGATACTTGCGCTGGTGGTGAATGTTTACAAAGGTGATGAAGTGCCGTTTTCATTGTGGGCTGCTTTATCTTTTTTCAACACTATCCCTATTCCTGCTGACTTAGTAGAGGAATTGATACCCGATGAAGTAAAGCATTTTCTTGACAGCTATGTGTAGTTAATCTTAGGGTGGGTAATTCCCACCCCCAGGGGGGAAATGATGAAAACTGCGATCACACCACAAAGAGTGCTTCTAGAGGTTCAATACAGACGTGGGATTGAAAATGGCATTAAAGCCAAAGAGTTAGTAACTTTAATTACTGGTGAAGAGAGTACAGCTTCTGATGAACGATGGATTCGCTACATTGTCACGAGATTGAGAAATGAGGGGTTTCCGATTTTGGCTACGCCGGAATCTGGTTATTACTGGCCAGTAAATGCGGGGGAGATCCATGTTAATTGCCAATGGCTGAAAAGCCGCGCTATGACTCATCTGAAGATGATGGCTAAGTTAAAAAAAATTGGTGTTCCTTTAGTTGAAGGTCAGTTAAGTTTACCAATTCCTCAACTACTCCCAATTATTCCTGAGATTGAGAAAGCCAGTTCAAAGGAGGCGGGGGAGGAAGAGGAGACGGCGATTTTGGCGAATGTGCCGAAGGAATTGTATGAGATGGTACAAGCTTTTGGGAAAAGGGTTGGAAAGTCTGAGGAGGAAATTTTACAAATGGCTTTGAGTGCTTTTCTGACTCAAAATCAACCTGTTAAATTTGTTGGTGAGTTGCAATGAGTGATGCGGAAAGACGGGCTGGTTTGTTGGCACGAGTACATATTCTGAAGAAGCAGATCGGGATGTCAGATGATGATTATCAAAATCTGTTACGAAAGAGTTTTGATGTTGATTCTGCGGGGGATTTAGATTTACAAAGACTCCCTGATTTGGTTAAGAGTTTGGAGGCTTGGGGGAACATTAATGGCACTATTTCCAAACAAGATGAGTTGATTTTGAAGTTATGGCAACAACTGTTTGAGAAGGGAAAGACTACGAATAATAGCCGTGATGCGCTAAATGGTTGGGTTAAACGTCAAACGGGCGTTGAACGGTTGGAGTGGTTGTCTACTAAGCAGAAGGCTAAGGTTATTGATGCTTTGAAGGCATGGTTGAAGCGGGTGAGTAAGTAATTTGAAAATTAAAAGGTGAGTTATGGCAGAAGCAAGAAGCGGAACGTAAAGAAATATGTATTGGATAATCCCAGGTTAATTAAAGTACCTATTGACCCCGTAAGGGGGTTTTTATGCTGTAAAGTTTCAGGTTAGCTTCTAAGTATAAATGTACTATTCTAATGTAATCGCTGAGATTTTTGTTATGCCAGATTTAGATTGGCCTGGAAAACTGAAAGATATTGCTGAGGAAGTTGGCGATGATGCGACTACTAAGCTTGTCAGTTTATTTGGTGGTACAAGGATTTACATTCCCAAAAAAGTTTGTGAGGGACATCAACTCCTAGATTTGGGGGAGATGGCATTTCTGTCACTGGTAGAGATGTTTGGGGGAATGTATATTACCGTACCTAAAGCAACCCACAGAGAAAAGGGTTTAAGAAATCAGAACATTCTTAATCAGCGTGGTTGTAAAAGCGTTACTACTTTGGCACGAGAGTACAAGTTAACAGACAGGCAGGTTTGGAACATTTTGAGGAATAACAAATCAAATGCCCCAACGATCTAAGGTGGATTTACTGCCGGAAGAGATTAGAAGTCATCTTAATAAACAATTAATACTTCATGCGTTTGGCAACTATCAGCAATTAGCTGATGAGTTAGCTGTGTTGGGATATGAGATTACGAAATCCTCACTGCACCGCTATGGGCAAAAGTTTCAGAAGGAACTGTTTGATGTCCAGGAGGCGACGGAACAGGCTAAGGCTTTGGTGGAGGCTTGTGGGGATGATGAAAATGCTTTGCCGGAGGCGGTGACTCGCCTGATTTATCAAAAGACTCTTAGGGTTTTGATGGAGTTGGATTTTGGTGAGGGTGAGGGTGAGGAGGAGGAGAACAGGAGGCCAAAAATATCACTGCCGATGCTTGGCAGGATGGTGGCGGATTTAAATAAGTCTTCTGTGTATTTGCAGAGGTACAAGGCGGAAGTACGGAAGAAGTTGGAGGAGAGGCTGAGGAGGCTGGAAGAGGAGGCGGATAAGGCGGAGAAAGAAGGTAAACCCCAGCATAGAAAACTTGATAAGGAGACTTTGCGGGTGGTGAGAGAAGATATTTACGGTCTGTTTTAACTATGCCTGCTATTAATTTATACAATTACGAGAAAAAATGGATTCAAGATAAGAGCCGATTTAAGGCGGGTATGTGGTCACGCCAAATTGGTAAAACTTTCACGGCAACTTTGGAGATTGTTGATCACTGCTTTGAAAAGATTGTGGAGGGCAGGCGGGTAAGGTGGATTATCCTGAGCCGAAGTGAGAGACAGGCTAAGGATGCTGTCAATGAGAATATTAAACCTCACTGCAAGGCTTACAGTCTGGGATTTGAATCGCTGGAATATGATTGGGAAACGGACAATGGAATTTACAAGGCTTTAGAGGTAGTTTTCCCTAATGGAAGCAGGATTACTGCACTCCCAGCGAATCCTGATACTGCTAGGGGCCCTAGTGCAAATGTTTATCTAGATGAGTTTGGTATCCACAAGGACAGTCGTAAGATTTGGACGGCGGTTTTTCCGATGGTGTCGGCGGGGCATTGGATGCGGGTGACTTCTACGCCACAGGGTAAGGGTAATAAGTTTTACGATTTAATGACTGCTGATGACCCTACCTGGAGTCGTCATATTGTTGATATTTACCAAGCGGTGCGGGATGGGTTGCCGCGAGATATTGAAGAGTTGCGTCGGGCGCTCAATGATGAAGATGCTTGGGCGCAGGAGTATGAGTTGCAGTGGCTTGATGAGGCTTCTGCTTGGCTTTCTTATGATTTAATCAATGCTGTTGAGGATGAGAATGCAGGGATTCCAGATTTGTATTGTGGTGGGCCCTGTTTTATAGGAAATGATATTGGGAGACGTAGGGATTTATGGGTTGCTTGGGTGTGGGAGAAGGTGGGAGATGTGTTCTGGTGTCGGGAAATAACTACTCTGAAGCGAGCTACTTTTGCGGATCAGGATGAATGTCTGGATGAATTGATGAAAAAGTACAGGGTGGTTCGCTTGTGTATGGATCAAACGGGGATGGGTGAGAAGCCTGTGGAGGATGCACAGCGTCGCTACGGAAATCTGAGGACTGAGGGTGTACTTTTTACTAATACTAATAAACTTGTACTAGCAACAATTGGGAGGCAGAAGTTTGAGGATCGGAAGGTGAGGATTCCGATTGGGGATGCTGATTTGAGGGCTGATTTACACAGTTTGAAGAAGATACCGACTGCTACTGGTGGTGTAAAGTTTGATGCTGATGCGAATGAAAATGGTCACGCGGATAGGGCTTGGGCTGGTTTTTTGGGGTTGTATGCGGCTTCTAATGGGTCTGCACCGATTGAGTTTGAGTCTATTGGTGGTAGGCGAATGGGGTTGAATTTGGGGGATTGGGTGAATTTCTAGTGATGTTTTTCAGGCTGGATTTAGGGTGTTGATTTTTGCTAGGAAGTGGAAAAAATACCTTTACTTTTCGTGGCTAAAAAGAAGAAACTCTCGACGGAATTGAAGACGGAAATCGCAACGGTAGAGCGTGACATTAATTACACGGTCTATGGTGGGGTATTACAAAATCCTGATGAGACTTTGCTGAGGCGGGGAAATGGGAAGGGGTTAAAACTTTATGATGAGATTGAGGAGGATGGACACGCTTATGCGGTGCTGCAAAAGCGGAAGTTGGCGGTGATCGCTCGGACTTGGGATGTGAAGCCGGGGGGAACGAGTAGGAAGGATAAGGTTGCGGCGGAGTTGGTCAAGAGGCAGTTGGAGAATAAGCTGGATCAACTGACTTTGGATTTGTTGGATGCGACTTTGAAGGGTTTCGGGGTGAGTGAAATTTTGTGGGAGGATGTGGGGGATGAGATTGTTGTTAGGAAGTTTTTAGCAAGGGATCAGCGACGGTTTACGTTTGCGCCGGATAATTCGCTGCGGTTGCTAACTCTGCAAAATATGGTGACGGGTGAGGCTTTACCGGGTCGGAAGTTTATTCGGCATTCGTTTGGGGCGAAGGATGGAAGTCCGTTTGGGAGGGGGTTGGGGAGTAAGCTGTTTTTCCCGACGTGGTTTAAACGGCAGGGAATTAGTTTTTGGCTAGTGTTTTGTGAAAAGTTTGGGATGCCCACTGCGGTGGGTAAGTACCCAAATGGGGCGAGTGAGGGGGAGGTTAGGAAGTTAAAGGCGGCTTTGGAGGCGATCGTTCAGGATGCGGGGGTGGTGATTCCTGAAGGGACGCTGATTGAGTTGTTGGAGGCAACTAGGTCATCAAGTTCTGATTTGTATGAAAGGCTTGTCCGGTATATGGATGAGCAGGTGAGTGAGATTGTTTTGGGGGAAACGCTTACTACTAATATTGGGAATATTGGCAGTAGGGCTGCTGCTGAGACACACAATGGTGTCCGCTTAGAACTGTCTAAGGCAGATTCTGATTTATTGTCTGCTACCCTCAATGAGACATATTGCGTTTGGGTAACGGAACTGAATGTTCCGGGTGCCAAACCGCCTACAGTATGGCGAGTCTTTGAGGAACAGGAAGATTTAGAAAAACGATCCAACAGAGATAAAACATTATTTGACATGGGTTATCGCCTCAAACTGGAAAAGGTTGAGGAGGTTTATGGCGAGGGTTACGAACTCATGGAAGATACCCAGGATGGCGGTACGGTTGATGATGATGAGTTTTTGAAAAATTCAAATTTAGAACAAATGGACGCTAAGGATTAGTTAGGTTAGCAAAATGGGGGCTGTTGGCGATGAGAATTAATTATATTGATGTTGAAAGTTTTGATTGTTTAGAATTTGAAGATGTTAATGGGCAATATCGTTTAATTCGCGGTTGTTCGCTGGCAAGTCGTGAGGAGTTACAGAGGCGGTTATTTCAGGTTCAAGAATGCTTAAAGAAGGTAGACGAAGATTTATTTTTGCAGGAAGTTTACGATAGTGATAAATATTTCCGCCACCTGTGCCATAGATGCTTAGAACTGTGTGGCATTAGTTTAGAGTGGATTGATTTTAATATGATGACTCAAATGCTGTTTCCTTACGAGGTAGAAGGACAGTTATTTGAGGGAATTTTGATTGCATTTAATTTTCCAAAATCTGATAATTCTAAAGGTGGTAAAAATGCCACTTATGAAGAAATAATCGCCGCAATCTCCTCACATACAAACGATATAAGCAAAGCACTTGAATTAGCCCAAACTGTACCTGCTGAACAACTGATTGAGATTTTGGAAGCACGGGCTAAACAAACACAGCAAGCTGACCCCAAAGCCAGAGAGAAAGCCCAACAACGGGAATGGCAGCAACGGGCTAGACAAGATTTAGAAGCACGGATGTAATTGATTGCTTGTGCTTAATTGGAGGGAATGGCGACAAAAAAGAGGTGTGCTAGTGATGCTGGTGCAAATCCGTTGTTGTTGTTTAGCTGAGTTATGTAGAGGATGTCCCATGTGCAGATATGGCACTTGATGTAATCTTGCGTGGTTGTTGGTGGTTTGAGTTTTTTAATTTCTGCTTGGACTTGGGTAACGGGTAGCCATCTGTTTATTTCGACTAGTCTTGTAGACCCTGTTAGCAGGAGCATAGTTTTTACTTGGATGATGTGATTGTTTAGCATAGATAGCCTAAGAAGGATTAAGCATTTGCTTCACCTTCAAATTTTACCTCAAAGCTTGTATTTAGTGTTTTTTCAAGCTTACGCAGTGTTTCGACTGCAATTGCTTCTTCTTTACCATTAACTAGACGATACCAGTAGGTGCGACTAAATCCCACTGATTCGCATACTTCTGATATGGGCTTGCCGGATTTTTCTTGGGCTTGAGCAATTTTTAAGGGAAGGTCGGGGACTTCGATTTCTTCTCTTTTAATTTTTCTAACTTTCACAGATATAAGTAACTCTTTTTTATTAATTCTACTATAACTGCAAACTAAATACTTGACAAGTGCAAACTATATAGTTTACAATCAATGCATAAAGAAAAGCGACCACTTAAGTTTCTCAGGCTGTCTGTGATCGCCTTTCTTTCAACCTATTGGAAAAGGTTTTCTTGATTATGCCACAGTTGTTTGACACTATAACATCAGCACAAATTGAGTTGTTTACTGAATTAGAAGCTCAGGCTGCTATGTTTTCTCCTATTTTGCCGGAGGTTGAGGTGGATCAAGATCCTGATAGTGATTTTGGCGCTTTGTACCGAGTATGGCTTGGTATGAGGCTATTAGGTACGTTTTATCAGGATTTATCTGGCGCATGGATATCACAACCGTTGAATATAATTGATCGCTTGTCACACGTTACTAGTGAAGAGGCGGTTGCTTATATCGTAGCTGTTGCTTAAAAGTTTTCCCATTACTTGTAGGGTGTATTTTACATTACACCCCTTTCTAAACATAGTGGTTTTTTGTTAATGGATGCTGATGAAGCTTTACGTTGCTTTGTTGATAGTCTTTGGTCGTTTCATAAGGCAATGATTCAGGAGGCGACAAGTATTACTTTAGAACGGGGGGAGTTGGTAATAGAGTGTCCTGATGAGTTTTTGTTTTTAGTTTTACTTCACCGTCAAAATCATTTGAGAAAGGCGGCTCAAAAGATTGATTTAATTAATCGGATTAGATTGACTTGTCCTGGTAGATCAACTTGCTTTTCTGTTTTTTATCCAGCTATTTATTTGCTTGGTAAAAATTTAAACAAGGAGGCTTCTGAGAATTATCAGAGCCTTATTAAGAAACTTGTTGAATGTTTTGTTCGGCTTTGTGTACAAGAAGCTTCTGCTCTTATATGTTTAAAGCAGTGTCAATTTTATCAACAGGTTCGAGTAATCCGAAACTCTGATGAAGTTGTTTTGGTGATTGAAACTCAGGATAATTCGATTGCTAAAACTCTTTCATATTATCGAGAGGTTATTAATTTAAAAGCTGATGCTTTGGGTTTTCCAAGAAGACGACTACTTTTTTTGAGGGGGATGCTTTACGATGTGATTAATTCTCGTAGTGAATTTTATGCGGAGTATTTTATGAGCAATGGTGGTGATAATTTGATTCAAGTTTATACAGATGTACAGCTTAAACAATTCCAGATACGCGCTCAACGTCACCAAGATATTATAAGAGCGATGGGTGTTTCATCTGTTGCTGTTTCTCTTCATGATGCTAGTGATGAGGGTTTTCGGTTTTTGGATCTTTATGCGTCAGATCCAAGGCGATTAAATAAGCCTCGTGAGATTGTGATTGGACAACCTGCAAGTATTGTGGATTCACGAATTAGTGAACCTCGAATTTATGCTATTAGAAAGGCTTTGTCTAATGCACAGACTGAATTTTTTGATTATGTTTATGAGGATGAATATATCTGGCGTTTTCGGTGTTCAGTGACTCCTATTTATGGTACGGAAGAGGTGATTGTTTTGACTTTAGATGCTGAAGATTGGCAACGTTATCATTGGCTTAATAAGCTGTGATAAGAATTGCTTTGTATATATGTCTTCTTATGTTGCGTTAAGTTCTGTTCTGTTTTGTTCTGTTTTGTTTTGTCAAGTTTTGTCAGGTTCTGTTTTGTTAGTTTTTCTGTAAGGATTTTAGCCATGTCAAGTATTTTGAGAGCAAAGGTTTCTGTTAAGGGTAATCGTATTCTTACATGGCATCATTTTGGTATTGATGCTTTGTCACCTGAAGCAAAGGAGAGGAGTGGAACTGCTGGTAATAATCCTGATGAATGGAGGCGGACGGTTTTAATGGATGATGACCGCAGGTTGTATTTGTTGCCTACTTATTTTTTTGGTTGTATTAAGCATGGAGGTAAGTCAGTTAAAAAAGGAAAGAGTAATTTGTTTTTGCCTATTGCTAGTTGTTTGCAGATTTTGGATGATTTAATTTATGTGAGTAATGGTGGCGAGGTTTTGGTTTTGCCGGAGTCACCAGAAAAGATTGAGGCTGGTACGATGAGATTTGAAAAATTGCCGCCTGTTTATGTTGAGGTTATTGGTGTTCGTAATCCTTCTACTAAGGGGCGTAATATTCGTTATCGTGTAGCTACTCCTCCTGGCTGGCTTTGTGATTTTACTCTTTTGTGGGATGCAACGATTGTTAATCGGCGAGATATGCAGGCGGCGGTGGAGGCGGCTGGGGCTTTGGTTGGTGTGGGCGACGGCAGGACTTCTATCGGTTATGGAAGGTTTGATGTTTTGAGTTTTGTGGTGCAGGAGTAGGGGTTTTTGTATGGATAATCAACAGGTTTATGAGGATTTGAGGCGGCGACGTAGTGCTAGAAATATCGACTATAAGCTTGTTCATTGTTGGAAGCGCCAGCCTATTGAGCAGTGGAATGTGACTCGTAGACGGATTTATGAAAGGGACGGAGGTATTTGCAAGAGTCCTCCTACTGCTGCACCTAAAGTTTTTGGTTTTTGTTTGGTTGATGTGGATTTTAAAGAGTGTCATATTGATCATATTAGACCTCTTTCTAGTGGGGGTAGTAATCATGCTAGTAATTTGAGGGTGCTTTGTCCTGTATGCCATGCTTTGCGTGAGGATGAAAAGCATCGTTCGTTAACTAGTAGTCTTGTTAGGAGTGGTTTGATTCCTGTGAGGTGGCAGCAATATACTTGGGTTTGATGTATTTGTTGTTTTTTTTGAATTGATTGTATAAGTTTTATTTTACGAATGTAAGTTTTTAGCAGCCCTAGACTTTTTAGTTTATAGGGCTTTTTTTGTGCTTGAAATAAGTTTGTATGAAATACTTCGGATTTGATTTATTTTAAAAAAGTAGCTATTTTTTGTATGTTTTATTTTGGCAAAAAGATTATGACAAAAGTAACTATAGGTTTTAAAAGTTCTGGTATTAAAAAAACTATCGGTGAGGTTCGTTCTTTGCGGGAGGAGTTTAAAGAATTAATCCAGTTGACAGAAAAACGCCATCAATTAGGGCAAATTTCAGCAGCAGAGGCAATTAAGGAGTTAGAAGGAGTCCGAACCAATACCAAGATTGCCTTTGAGCAACAGGTGGCTGCTGCTGAGGCAATTACCAAAATTAAGCAGCGAGAAGCAGATCAGCAATTGACTGACGTGAAATTTCAGCAACAGAAAATCCAAGCTGAGATTGAAACAGGACAGATTAGACAAGTTGACGGTGAAGTACGGATAACTTCACTGAAGCAGCAGGAGTTAGAAAAAAGACTTCAAGCTACCCGTGCAGCTCTGGCTAGGGAACGCCAGGAGGGAAGGGGCAATGGTGATACAGCACGGCAGTTAATAGACCAAGAACGCCAATTACAAGTTGACTTACTCAAGACCAGGACTGAGGGATTAAAAAAACAGCAGGCAGTTTATCTCAAAGACTTAGAAACCTCTTTAAGCAAGGCTGCTGATGCGGTTAAAGGCTCGGAAACCGCCCGGTTAATCCAAATTCAACAATTACTCAACCAAGGAGTTTTAAGCCACAAGCAAGCCGAGAATCAACGACTTGATGCCAAGCGAAACAGCATCGCAGAAGAATTGAAGCTTGAGCAACAGCGGCTTGCAGCTTTACTAGCACTGCCAAAATCGGCTAACCCAGAAGATGAGGAAGCACGGCAATCTAAAATCCGTGCCAGCCGACAAAAAACCACTGATTTGCAGCTGCAACTACTACAAAATGAATTTGCCAAACAGGAGGAAATAAAGGCTGCTGCCATTAAGGCGATTGAGGAGAGGGCAGGCGCTCAAGCCCGTGCCAGTGCCAACATCACTGCTGGATTAGAGAAAGAAAAGGCAGCTTTTGACGCAATCACCAAATCCATAGATAGTCAGCGACAGTTATTAGAATCCCGTGCCGCCGTTCAAAAATCCTTGGCCAATCTCCAGCAAAGCCAGGCTGAAGGTGAAGTGCAGGTTCTCCAGCAAGCTTTGGCCCTGAAAAAAGAGATAGAAAAAACTGATAGCCTAGCAGCGCGGGCAATTCTCCAGGAGGCGCTGAATAAATTAATCAAAGACGGCGCAACCACCGAATTAGCACTAGTCAAGGAGCGGCAAGGCATTGAAAATAAAATTGCCCAACAGAAGCGTGAAGCGGCATTAGCAGAAATTGAGAGAGAACAGCAACTAACTGCTCTGAAAATACAGCAAGAAAAGATTGCTGCTAATCGGTCACTAACGGAAGCCAGAATAGCCGAAAATCAAGCCAAGCAAAACTTGAATGCGGCTGAGTCAAAACTGGCTACCGCCAATGAGAATCCTAAGGATACTGAGGCGATAAAAAATGCCCAGCAGGGAGTTGAACTTGCTAAACAATCAGTTGATTTGGCAAAACAAAACGTGCAGCAAGCCCAGCAACAATTGGCTCTCCAACCAGAATTAGCCAAAAATCAACAAGAACGTTTGGCTGCTGATAAAAAAGCTCTGATCAATCAGCTAGATGTAAGTGACAAAACCAGGGGGGCAGCTCAATCAATGGAATTGGCAGGGATTGAGGCTGAAAAATTCGCCAAAGCCATGAAAGCTGCCCAGGAAGCCGCAGCGGCACAGGAAAAAGCCCAGCAAGAAGCTGAGGCAGCGGCTAAAGAAACTCAAAGACCTACGTCTGATGCTCCCCCCACATCTAGGTTCACTGGTGGGCCGATGACAGCGGGACAACCCTATTTAGTAGGTGACGGGCCAGGCGGTCAGTTTATTCCCGGAGTTTCGGAAGTTGTAGTCCCCAACACCAACAGTTATGTTGTTTCCGCTAAAAAAGTAGCTGAACTGATGAACCCACTTAGCACCAGGGCAGTGACCGTAGCGCCTGGTATCGGTGGCAACTTTAACCAATTGACCCGGGAAATTCAGGGACTAAGAGAAGACTTGCGTCAACGCAAGCCAATTAGCAATAACGCTTTTAACTTCTATCGGGGAGATAATGAGATGAATCAGGTTTATGAAGTCATGGACTTGATCCGCACTTCCATGCCCCTATGACCCCATTAAATTTCTCAGTCTCCAACTGGCAATTAACAATCGGCGATGACAATTGGGATATCACCCATCTTGTCAGTCAATTTACTTTACGCCGCCCCAGGGCTGAAATTTCCACACCCTATTCTTGGCAAGGGTCTTTGGTGCTTGAGAATCCATTAAACCCCGCATTGCTGGCTGAGTCTCTGGACGACCTGGAGAACCCTCAAAGATGGGCAATTGGTATACACGCCATCAAAGTAAGGATTGAGGGCAGGCTGATTACCACTCTCCGTATCAAAAAGTACTTTTACGACGAGGATAATTTAGCTGGGCAAGCTGAATTGACTGATCAACTGGGACTGCGGGATTTTGAATCGCCCCCTAAGGATTTTGAGGGGTTAGGGTTTCAGGTCAACCGAGAAATCATTCCCGCTGCAACAATAGTTACAAAACTATTACAAATGGCAGGACTTACCGCTGTAATAGGTATCAGTGGGGGGTTTCAAGTTCCGCCGAATAAATTTTCAGAATCTTATATCTCTCTTGCACAGCAAATCTGTGGAGAACGTGGCTATTGGCTTTATTGTGATGAAAATGAAATTATCCGCGCTGTTAACTATCGACCCACAACAGTCTTGTTCCAACGTTCTCGTCCCAAAATCAAGGTCTTTGAAAGACAATCAGGATTAGAGATTCCATCTGAGATTTTCCGAGTTTCTGGGGCTTGTGAAAAAATTGCCACCTGCGGGAAAGATGAACCTCAAATTACTGAAGAATTTGCATCAGATGAACAGGGGAAAATTCTCCAAAGGCGGGAAACAATTTTTCCTTCAGTAACACAAGGGAATCAAATTAGCAGAAAATTTTTAATTGAGCAGGCTTTAGGTGTCGCTCTGCCTGATGCTTATCCTGGCAATAAATCAGTTATTGAAACTGAACATGGCACAGAAACTAATTATTTTGATGGCAAAGCCAGATTAACTAAATCTGAAACTATTACATACAAACTTTTGGGTGTTGCGCTACCCGATAACTTCCCCGGCAACAGGGCATCTACCAAAGCTGAAATAGTGACAATTGAATACAGTAATACTTTGCCAGGTACTGCAAGAATAGGTGGGGATGATGGAGTTTTACGAGGCAAAACCACAACGAAAAAAGTATTATTCCCGATTGGGACATCGGGATATCAACTAGCAGCCAAAGAACAAATTATTGAATCTTGGATAGACGATGACAGTATAGTTAGTATAAATGGTATCGCTGAAGAAATTCCTAAATGTGAGAGATTTGAATACAAAAAAATCATTTATAAACGAAATTCAATAGAAACTAATCTGACTATTAAAGATGGCAGTGGTGAGGTAGAATCCCAATCTAAATATTACAGCCTGGGCGAACTGCTTTTAAAAACTACAGAACGCCAACCGAATCAAAATCCACCGGCTTGGATTACTAAAGAACCTGACAATCCAATTGGCAGCATCACAATTAAGGGAGAAGGGAGATTCTATCCCGCTACATTCAGCCCTTATTATGAGAAAGAATTTGAGACATCTTGCAGCACCTTACAAAACAATGCTGAAGCACAAGAACTTGCAAGTTTAATTGGCAGCTTGCAGCATCAAAGATATCGCTCCAGATTAATAACAATCCCACCATCAGATATACCTGAATGGCTGGATGACCCAACCCCATTTAGTACAGTTAACATCCATAATGGGGCATTCATTATGGATTCCCCGGCTATCGTGCTGGAAAGAGGAACCCTAACATTTAGCTTTATTGGCAATTACCTGGGAGCTATCCCAGTAATAGGGGATATCCCACCAACCACACCAGATTTACCAACATCACCAATTCGCCAAACAATCAAAGTTACCACTAACTATGATTATTTAATTACCGTAATTTCAGATGAGGTATTTCCTAACTTCCCATCTGAAATTATTGCCTCATATGATTATGGAATCAATTTAAATGTTACTGCAATTATTAATAATTATGAATATGAGATTACCATTTTATCCAGCAATTTAAATGTTAGTGTTCAGGCATTGTACAATTATGAAATAATATTTGATATTGGGATAGTTAATCAGCAATATAATTATGAAGAAAAAATCAATTATCCTATGGAATTAAGCTGTTATAAAGGATAAAATTATGGATTGTGGGACTTGTTCAGTAGGGGGAAAAGTTATTAAGTTCAGTCCAGACGTTTATGATCAAATTCTCACCTTAACCGCAGCATTGAAACCTGGGCATACCGGAACTGGCCCTATCCAAATTCAAACCTGGGATAGAGCAGCCAATTCAAACTTTAACGGCAGAAAATGGTACAAGAATTTACCTGCGATAGGTGGAACTTTCACTATCACACCAAGCACTCAGCAACAAGGAATATCTTTATTCCAAAAGAATCCAGCTAAACCAAGCTCAGGCATTCAGTGGGACTGCTGCTGTGTGTCAATGGACAATCTCAACGGAATTATCACTATTGAATCATTCTGATGAGAACCACACAACTTATTCGATTTTTAGGAAAATTAGAATGTGGATTTCATGATTTCTGCTTGAAAAAATCTTTGCAAGCAAAGGAGGAAGGAAAGGATAAACTAGCAGATGAACTTTTGCATCATGCCAATCAAGAAAATGTCCATGCTAAAATGCTATGGAGCTTACTTGACAAGCAAAATAGACCCCAACGGACAAAAATAGGATTTATTGCTACAACTTCAGAATATTTTGCTGACAATTCAATTCAATGGACTAAAAACGGCAATACAAAACAGTGGCAGCACACAGACGGAATAAGCATAAAATATGCTACTGCCAGGGCATTTTTTAACCAACGCAAAGCTGCTGATTATGATTGGGCTGACAGCCTGGCATTTATGTGTATAGGCGAAAATTTGGGCAAGCTTTTCTATTACTTTTTAAGTACCTTGGCTAATAACTCTTTACAACAGATACTCAAAAAAATTGCCCAAGATGAAGACAAGCATCACCAATATCTTTGGAATGCTTTAGTTGATGAAATGGGCATTGTTCATGCCTATTTATACTTAATTAAATGGTACTTTCAGGCTATAAAAGCCATACTTTACATACCACATGACCTTCGAGAAATCCTTAAAAGAGAAACAACGCGCACTTAACGCAATCCACTCAGCAACCGGCTGGTACGCCTTTCTGGTACAAGACAACCCGACAGTCGTTACTATGTCCAGCGTCAACAGCGGCTCAGAAATCATTACCGCCACCGGACACGATTTTGTCAACGGCAATCGTATAACATTCTCTAATGTCGGTGGAAGCCTGCCCGGAGGACTAGCGACAAACACAGAGTACAGGGTGATAACCGTCTCAGGCTCAACTTTTCAAGTTTGTATCGAAAGCACCTATAACCCTGCTACAAAAACGGGAACGCCAATTGATATCACCAGTGCCGGCAGTGGTACAACGACCATTACTGAGCGACCATTGGCTGCTAAAGATGACCTAGACGTGTGGGTACGGAAAGAAGTTGCAAGCTACTTTGGCAGCGCCCGGCAGCCCATAACACCTCCTTCGGCAACCATTAACTACACATTGGGACAAGCAACCTTAGGGCCTGTCAATGCTACATTTTCACCAACTAGCGGCTCTATAACCTTCCGCTACTTCTGCATTCTCAATGGAGGAATTGCAACGAGAGGCAGTAGCCAGGGAATCCTCGCGGGATTCGAGGACTATCTCTTTACCCAAACCATAGACAGTGCAGGAAAAATATTCCAGTACGGTGTGGTCATTTAGAAATGGGTAATGGGTAATGGATGACGACTTAACTCGAAAAATCCAAAAACAATCAGAGGTGCAATATCAACGCACCCAAAAACAGAAAATCAAACCACCACCATTACTAAAAATTGGCGAATATCACCAGGAATCTGGGCGATACAAAGTAATCTACCCAAACGGGGGACAGGTAATTTCTGGAGTAAAACTATTTAACTCCAGTGTCCCTGACGGCACTCCAATCAGAGCAACTCAAGCTTATGGAGCGCAATCTATTAGCCTGGATTACAAAAAACATATTCCCCCTCAAATCGAAGAGGAAGAAACGCCAACATTAACATTATTAGATACTTACATCATTGCTTTCATAGACACTAGTGGAAGTATGGATGCTGAAATTCCAGCTATTGAAAATGCTTTAAATCAGCTAAAAACACTACTCAAAAAAACTATTTACCAAACTCAAGAAAGAGTAGATAAATATTTTCAAATTCGATTAGACGGCAGTGAGAATTGGCTGAATTTTTTCTCATTTGATCCCAGAGTTGATCAAGAAACAGAAGCCAATAAAGCTGTAATTCTGGCGTTCATTAATGAATCCTATAGCGTATATCACGAGGTTCCCAGAGATGTTTCACAGGAACCAACATCAGACTTTGCACGGGACAGAATTAATTTTATTGATGCTTATGCACAGAGAAAATTTTTCAAAGGCAGAGTTTATTCAATCGAATATCTCCCAGATCCGCAAGTAGAATCGGCTTTTGCAGCCCACGTTCAGGCTGCTATCGATGGTGCATCACCCTACCCATCACCAGGACTGGAGAAATACGATTGTTCCTATACTCTCAGCCTACCTGCTGCCACACCTTCAGATTTTTACTTACAAGACATCAAAGAATTACTAGGATTGAAATGACCGATTTAACCAGATTGATACAAACGCGCGGTGAAATCGAATATCGCCACACTCAAAACACCCAGCGTATAACCCAAGCAGCTGCATCAGGCGTAACTGGCACGATGGGCGAATACGATCCCACAACCGGACAGCAGAAGGTAAACCTTCCAGATGGTGGAATCATGCGAACAAAAAGTATCACCAACGCAGGGATACGCATTGGTGATGTAGTGCCTGCCATTGGCAGAACCGCTAGTGGTCAAGCATTTATGGATTCACGCGGTTAGCTCTTTGGCATCAAACTGTAAAAGCCACATATCCTCAGCCATCTGGGAACTGTGGTTTTCTGGGATTCTTAGAAATACGGGGCAGGATATGCGGTATTTTGTCCCGCCCCAACTGGTTGCCGTCCCGTCAAAACGACTCCTTAAATTTTTGGTGGAATCGCTGTTAACCACCCAATATCGCTCATCTTGTAAAGTTATCTTGCCGTCTGTCCTACCTTGATAAAGGCTTTGCTGTTGCGATCGCACCTCGTCGAATAGTAAAGCCTCATCTTGGGACACACAAACCTGAAACGACCAGACAAAAAACTGTTTCCCCGCCCCCTCCAAAGTATCCACCCCTTGGTTTGTCTGCTCACCTGCTTTAATTACATCAACAGTTGATCTCAGCACAAAATCATCAGCCCCATCTGGTATTTGATAAAGCACCAGATTGGGCAGATCAGAACTAGGCAATGTCAGGGTTACTTTCTTCACTTATGTAGCTGTAGCCAAGTTAAAGTATTGGTGAGGAGTGCGTTTCCCAGCCGGAACGTTACATGAAAACTCTATTTCAAACTTAGGCACATCATCAGTACTCATCGAAACAATAGAACTTCTAGTGATACTAGGTAAATAGATGATGATTCCAGACGGAAATTCGGGGCCGTATCCTTTACCAATAAAACTTAATTTTCCAAAGGAGTCTGCGGTTGCTTCATAGCCAATACTTTCAATCGAAGCATAAGTTTGATTAATGGAGTATTGTATTGTTGCACCAGCGTCAGAAGAATGGAAAATTAGCTTTTTAGCAGTTGTATCGACTTTAAATTCTTTAGCAGATGGGTTATTTGATGTTCTCTGTCTAAATCCAGCTTCGCCCCATGCACCTCTATTGGGTACATAAACTTTAATACTATTTCCGTTGGTAGTGGTAATATCATTATCAGCAGTTTCGTATGCTGTACTTGCGGGAACTGTTGCCGTTTTAAATATTGGTAGAACAACATTTTGAGAAACTTGGGCTATTTCGTCATAGGCGAATCCAAGATGTGTCCAATCCAGGTATTCAAAGGCAAGTTTCAGGGTATATGTTTCTTCTCCAACTGCTGATGATACAGTCTTTTTAACACCACTAACCCAAGCCTTTGCTTCTTTTTTTTGGGACTCACCATCATAGCTGAAATCAACAAACAGCCCAGGAAAGAAGACATCTTGACCTAAAGTTTTACTTGTTTGATCTAATGTGAAGATTCCCAACTGACCAACGCCACTTAGCATTTTTAACTCCTAAATTAGTTTTTTAGTGTAATAAGTTTGTAAATCAAAAATCATTGAGTAATACCAGATGCCTTCTTTTATGTCTATGAATCCCCCTTCACTTTGATACATAGGTTTTAATAGTTCAATTGGTTTAAATCCCGTTAACAACTGCCGGATTCTATCCATGATTGGGTATGCTCCACTGTGGGACCGTAAATTCTTGAGTTGCAGACTTATTTCAAATTTGAGGGTATGAGTTTGAACAATTGGTGCTGTTAAAACATTGCCTGTTGCTGATGATAGAGATTCTTTTTTGAAGCCAACCAAGACTTGACCTACACCCATTGGCTTCCCTAATTCGTTGGCATTATCAGGAAAGCCGATCACGCGCACCCCATCATCTTGTAATGTCTGCAAGCGGTTGATGATCGCTTCCTCAATTTCAGCTAACATAATCTCTCAAAATATCTGGGGTAAATACTCTGTCTGGGGTGTAGTAGTGTACAGTACTGACACTAACCTGTTGTTGGGAAGTTTGATCCAGTCCCAGACTCACTTTTCCCTCAGCTAACCTTTGAAGCCACTTCACAGCATCTTCATAGCGTTGTCTAACATCCTCTCTAGCCTTATAACCATCGAGTTGATATCTGGCAATATCGGCTACCTTGTTCTTCAGAACTAAAGGAATAATCGGAAGAGGTAATGTGTACTGTGCTTGGAGGTATGAGTCTACCTCTCTAGAGGCGTACTCTAAGGCTTTTTCAAGGCGTACTGAGTCTATTGTGTTAGCACCGGGATTTTCTAAGTTGGTAAGGTCAACTATCTCTTGGTAGCCGAATAACTCCACCATGTCATCTTGACTTGCGTAGTTCATGATCCCTCCTACGCAACTGCGTTTTTGATGAAGTAGCCAAAGTCAGGGGCGCAAATACATTCCCTTACAGACTCGCCGCTACGAACACGTACACCACCACGCATACCAATATGAGGGTCTGGAATCCGTCCAGCTACTTTTTTTCCCCATTGGGCAGTAATCCCGAAGGTAGGTCTTCCAGCCGTGCCGGTGGTTGGGTTAGCTAATGTATCACGGTGCAGCAATGAGATGTGTTTTCCCCATACCCTAGCAGTTGTATTCGCTTGTCCTTTTTTGGAGGTTACTAGCCATGCTTCCCCAACTAGCACCTTCTCCAGCCCTAATATATTTGCCAGGAATTGACTATCAACTACACCATCTCCCCCATCGTTTTTGTTATATGCACGAACGATACTAGGATTCTGGATCATATCCGTGAAAGCCAAACGACCTATGACCATAATTGTTGGGCGCATGATCATCTTGTCCATAGTCCTCATTAACTTGACTATTGGCTTGCTAGATGGATCACTAAACTGGTCTGCCCCAGATAATGTTTCTCTCTGGCTGGCTGGATAGGTGTTCTCGTCAAATACTATATCAGCACACCTTTTTTCCCGATCTAGCATGATTAAGTCAGTCAGGCTTTCTGTGGCCCGACCAACGGGATCATAACCTTCGGAAGCGTTCTCTACATCCGATTGTGGAATTGGATCATCTAATGCAAAATCTTCCGTACTATCTGATTCTTGATCGGCTGAAAACTCGATTTCGTTGGGTCGGGAAGTGCGACCGACTTTAGTATCAGGGATTCTGAAATTTTCATCCATTGCAAATTTCCACCACTTAAATTCCTGCCGTGCTACAGGAACTCTTGGTAGAACTTCATCGGCTATTAGGCGGGTATTACGGTAAGCTATTGCAATAGCGGTAAGTGCTGGGTCAACTGGAAATGGTGCTTTATTATTCATCTAGATTTTTCCTGGTGCGAATAAATACGAGCTGATATCACCTAAAACGCCACTTTCCTCTGCAATGCCTATAATGCGGTTTCCAGTGCTGGCAACTACTGCTCTGCCTTGGCTATCAGCAGTTAGGAAATCTCCCTTTGTAACGTTGCCGCCATATTCAACTTCACCAATACCACCTTTGTGAACGTCAATTCGCATGTCTGTGGCTAGTGTTAGTAGATGGTTTGAAGTTCCAATAATTTTGTCAGTAGCGGCGGTGGCTAGAGTCACGCTTCCTTTACCCGTGCCGTATTTGACAATGCGATATGGAGGGATTTCCCCTTCAGGGATTGCACAGTCAATCAATGTATGCTTCCTCACTTGTTACTACCCCCTTGCATCACATACTCAACCGCCTCCGTGTAGGAGATATCAATTCCTTTTCCTTTCTGGTCAGCCACATACTGGCGTGCTTTTATAGCAATCTTGTGTGGGTCTGTTTCTGGTTCTGGTGTTTCCCCTCCGGCTATTTCTTTAAATTCAACTACACTTGGAAGATTTGTTAATAGTTCTTTAATAAAGTCGGAACTGGGCTTTTTAGTTGTTTTACCCCCTTCTGAAAATTCAATCTCTGTTTCAGGATCTAGACTACTAATAAACTCAACTAAACCATTTCTATAAGCAGGCAATATTTTGCCTTTGATACCTTCAACAAAGCTAGTTGCTTCTAATTTTTTAAGCTTTTTCTCTCTCTCAGTGAGAGCCGCCTCACGGGCTTTTAATTCTTCATCCAAAGTTTTACCCTTATCCTTTGTTTGATATTGACAAAATTCAGAAAAGTCAAGTTCAACTTCAATATATTCTTCATCTTCTGCAAAACTGGCTGTTTTCAAGCCTTTTACGGCTGGTGCAGCAGCACCTAGAAACCCTACGTGTTTGAGGTAGTAGACTCCAGGTACGGGATTATTTGGGCTATCGGGGGGGTAAAAGCTTGCGGAAATCTTTTTAAATTTCCCTTCATTTACCATCTGGGCAAAGTCAAAATCTACCTGTGTAGGTAGAGCTTCCATTACACCTTCTTTATAAGAAAGTGATTTTACCCAGCCGTATGCAGGATCATCAGTCTTGGGATGCCCCACTACCAAGGGGGCTTCGTGTATTTCTGGGTCATAGGCGTTAATAGATGTTTTAATATCACTCTCGGAAAAACTGAGAGTAACGCCACTCATTGCTGTGTGTTTGCCGCGTTTAAAGATTTGCAGAAGTTTCATAATCACAATTCTGTTAAAGAGAATTGTGAATTGGAAGTCTGAAAAATATCAGGATAGATTAATTAAAATTCTAATGCTAGTTTTAAATTATTTAAATATCAAACAATGAACTTCACTTCGGAAGGGGATCTAAAAGTACATATAGCAAATGAAGCCTCAGGATCTGATTCATCAGAAATTCTGAATGATATTAAATCTGCTGTTGGAACTGCAACTGACTCAGCTGCAAACTCAGACACCGCAAATACGGGTTTAATCAGCCTTGTAAAAAGGCTATTAGACAAAATCACAACTGTTGTTGGAACTGCAACTGACTCAGCTGCAAACTCAGACACCGCAAATACGGGTTTAATCAGCCTTGTAAAAAGGCTATTAGACAAAATCACAACTGTTACCAGTACGATATCCGGCAACAGGATTCGAGTATCTACGATAGCGGATAATGGCAATTTACTGACTTATACGGTCTCACCAATCACCTCCACTTCCTCCGCTGTTGCGCTGTTAGGAGTTTGTAGCGAGTTTACTTTGCAACTAACCTCTATTACTGGTGCTGGTACTCTTACTAGCTTTAATTGCGATTTAGAAGGTTCTGTGCTTAACAGTAGCTGGTTTACCCTGGCTAGCCTAACTGGTTTAACCGCTGGTTCGGCAGTAAGTACAACGGGCAAACCAGTTACCGCAATTAGGGCAAAAATCACATCCATCGCCACCAGCGGCACGGTAACAAATATTTCACTTTACGCAGTAGGAAAATAACAATGCCAAGAGATTTCAAACCCCAAGCAGGATACATTGGCCCTTGCCCAAACTGTGGAGCCATTTTTCAACACATTGATTCTGAGGGCAATCGGAATATGGGGATAGAATACACTAATTATTTATCTCATGATGCCCAATGCACCGAACAAGCTCCGTACTTAAGCGACCCGAACGCATTTTATTTTCAAAAAGTGAATGGCAAGTATATTGAACCGCAACAATGCTATACAGAAACCTGTGAATATTAGGATAAAAAATCCTGAATAATATCCACAATTTCCCTTTCATCAACAACACTAACCCCCAAAAAAGGACGAGCAGGAATATTAACTTTCTTCCCCCTTCCTGCCCTCCCCCCAAACTGGTGAATGGCTCCATAAATGCGGTTTGTGCCAATTTCCACTTGTGAAGCTGATGCTTGATAAATTATTGTTAATCTCAAGTTTCCATCTTGTTGTAGAATTTTTTGGATTTTTCCTTTACGTTGTTTTTGTTTAATTGTTGCTGCGGTCAATGGTGCCCAAGGTTTCCCTTGAGAATCTATTTCTTTGTCGTAGCGATCTAGGATGCTGAGTACCATGTACTCACCAATGTTTTTGTAAACTGGGTCAAGGTTTTGAAGTCTTGATGCGAGTATATTTAATTGTTCCTGTATTTCGCTGTCGTCAATTTTCAGGGTCACGCTCATATTTTAATACCCAGTTATTATTATCAGCTTGAATTTGTCCATAATATGTGCCAGTTTCATCTTGAAAAAAGCCTGTAAGGTTTCCCTTTTCATCTACTTCAGGGATGCCAATAGTCTCTACTGATTTCTGGTATTTTTGCTGGACTAGGTACTTAAATAAACCCTGCTTAAATGCAGGTTGGGCTTGGGTACGTTGGACGGCATCACGCTCTACTTGGAAGCGTAGATCAGCTGGGAGGTTCTGTAGTATGTTCTCCAAGATTTGGGCTTTTTCCTGGGGTGTGGAGCGTCCTGGGGTGTAGTTCCAGCCGGGGTCTGGTTTGTTAATAATTTGGTGGGTTTTCCCTTCGGGGTCAGTCCAGGTGTAGGTAGCTGTTCGGGGTGGGGTTTCAATTTCTGCACCCATTCTCTCTACATCCCGTGCAGATAGTGACCGAGCAAGGCATTTGCAGCCCCAGCCATTGGGGGGAAAGTTATATTGCCACCAGGGGTCATCAGCTGGGAATATTTTACCATTTAGGGCTAAATGGTGTAATCTAGGATGGCGTGAATTTCCGTGTACGTACATCCAGTAAGGACGCATCCTTAACACGTCGGGGTCGGTCATTTGTTCCCAGCGTCCTGCGGCGTAGGCTGTTCTGAGATTTGTCCCGTAAATGATGTTGGCTCTCCACTCACGCCCGCCTTGATGTTCCCAGCCGTGAGTTTTTACGATTTGGTCAAAGTCTTTTTGGAATTGCGTTCTGGTTTTCCCTTGGGCTATGGCTTCATCAATGGCTTGGCGAAAATCGCTTAGAAGTGTGGCTTTTGTTGCTCCTGCGACTACAAAGGCGATATCATGTTCTTGTTCCCAAACGTCTCGGTAGCCGGTTGTAGGAACGTTGACTTTATCACGGAAGAAGTCAATGGCTTGTGAGAAGGGTAATTTTTTATATTCAAATGTCATCTTCTTCTACCTCATATTGACCTGCTAACCTTGATGCGGTCATGGCTTCTCCCATGATGCTGCTAAATTCGTTAATGCTCAAAACTTGGTAGTTATTGGTTAAGGCTTCCTGAAAGCTGATAAGGTCTTCTGAGATGTTCAATAAGTCTCTTATTTGGTTAATCCATCCATTGGTTAGCTGTTTTGAGCGTAGTTTTTCGGTGAATGAGTCTACTGTGTCTTGGTCATTTTCTGCCAGTTGCAGTTCTTCAAATTGAGCTTCCCAAGTATCACCTGATGGTTGTAGGAAACAGTAAACAATTTTTTCTCCATCTCTAAATCTTCCAGCGATGCCACCGTTTTTGGCTCGGACGGGGCCAGCCAGGATTTCTTCTACAGTTCCCTGATATTGGTTTTGCGCCAGGAACTTGAAAACCGCTTTTTTCTGTTCAGTTGTGCCAATTTGTGGGAGTTTCATATTAAAAAAAATACCAACCTGATGCGATGGCTGGCAGGGACATTTATATCAAATCAAAAATGGAAAAGCCATTATTAGCCTAATCCTTGCGGTTTACACCGTCTATACTGAATTTTTTCAGTCTAACAGCCCATTGGCTCGTAACTCTTCTACTAGCTGCTCATCTAGGAGTCCATCTTGATACATTTGCTTAATTACTGCTTTGCGGATGTAGGCAGAACGGTTTTCTATAGTGCGTAAAATTGCATCTACTTTTATTGGGTAGATACAGGATATAACTGGTTGCTTATGCTTAGAACCGACTCCTTGACTTTGAAAATACCCAGAATTACTGCCTTTCATAAGCGTAAGATTTTTTTCTAGTTTTTTTCATTCTAACCCTTGACATCCATCTATAGATGGTCTAAATTAGTAATCACAAGGGTAAAAACACTACACGCAAGCCCAAACCAATCACCCCAGTCCACCGCTACGAAGACGACTGGGTTACACACAAAGGAATTTTGACAATGTTTAATAACGAACAGGCTGCTAACACCTCTTTCCTCTGCAACGATATTAATGAAGTTGGAATGCCGGAAGCTTTAATACTTCCATATTGCGATGGTGATGCTAGTCTCTGTGCTGATTTGTCTGCTATTTATCACTTAGGTCAAGAGTTTCCCGCTACAGGTAATGCAACTTTAGATCGAGTTTGTCAACGTTTAACCCAAACATCAGGTTATGGCAAGTTTGCCGATTTAGCTTAG